TGGAGATATAAGAAAATGATATGGTACAAATTCCACGTTGGTGATTACGTCAATAAGACATCCCACATCTCAGATGCCGAAGACCTTACATACAGACGTATGCTTGACCTGTACTATATTAGCGAGAAGCCACTTTCGTTAAATATCGAAACAGTTGCTATACAAGTCCAAATGGACGTTGATACGGTTGAGTCGGTAATAGATGAGTTCTTTGTTCGTGCGGACGATGGATACCACAACTATAACTGTGATAACGCTATAGCAAAGTACACCGCACAGGTTGCTAACAATATAGAGCTAGGTCTAAAAGCTAGGGGCAAACCAAAGCCACACAAGAATCCAAAACTAGCGGCAGTTCTAAGGGCACCAAGATTGAAGACAAAACTGAAGGCACAAGCGAGGGGTTAAGCATGAATTACTATTTTCACAATATCGGTGATTATCGTAGAGACACTACCCACCTGTCTTTGCTAGAGCATGGATTATATCGTCAGTTATTAGATACTTACTATCTTGACGAACAACCCATTTGCGCTAATCATACGAAACTGATACGTTCGTATAACGTCCGTACAGAGGATGAGCAACAAGCACTAATAAATGTGTTGAATGACTTCTTTTTGTTGACAGAAAATGGCTACATACATACACGATGTGACAGTGAGATACTAAAATTTCACCAAAAAAGTGATAAAGCTAGGTCATCGGTAGCAGTCCGTTGGGCTAATAAAACCAAGGGTACTGATACGAACGTAATACGAAAGCAATACAAACGTAATACGAAGGCATTACTAGAAACATACGAAGGCAATACTAACCAAGAACCAATAACCAATATAAAACCCCCTATACCCCCTTCGTCGAAATTCGACGAGTTCTGGAATTTGTGGCCTCAGTCGAAACGCAAGGTCGGCAAGGTTGCGTGTTTGAAAAAGTGGAAGTCGTCTGGTCTGGATGCGATAGCGCCTAAGATTTTATCTAGCGTACAAGCTCTCAAGACCAGTGAACAGTGGGTTACAGGGTTTGAACCAGCACCAATGACGTACATAAATCAACAACGGTGGGAGGATGGCGTTGGGGCAACAACACCAATGAGGCGTGCAATCGTAGGGGTTAGCCCTGTGAAACTGCGTGAATTTGTGGAAAACACAAACCCCTCAGAACGCTCAGGAATCGACTTTGATGATGACTAGGCTACCTATACATATAACAGCATACGTTCGTCTACTGACGAGCATCCTAGTGAGTTCTAGAGGCATATTATGACACCAGTCGAACAGTTATTATCAAGATTAGACAAAGTTAAGGGTAAAAGGGGAGCTTGGACAGCATCTTGTCCAGCGCATAAAGATAAATCACCTTCACTGGCAATTCGTGAGACGCAAGACGGTACAGTGTTATTGAAATGCTTTGCTGGTTGTACCGCGTCAGAAGTTGTTAATGCTGTGGGTATGGACTTGGTTGACCTATTCCCACCACGGGACGAAGAGCATCACCACAAACCAACTAAGCCAGCATTCTACGCTACGGACTTGTTGCGTATTTTATCTTTCGAGGCGCTGTTGTTGGCTGTTGCGGCTAGTGACATAGCTAACAGTAAAGAGCTTACCCATGCCGATACACAAAGGATTAAATTAGCTGGGGAACGAATTCAGGAGGTAACACATTATGCAAATATCTAACATCGAGCAGAAGTCTAGGGCACTTGACGAGATGCGTAGTGTACGCATTATCCGTGATGGTGATGTTGACTTCGATAAATACATCACGGCAGAAAGCCATGCCGAGCAAGTTAAGCCAGCTAGTCATTGGCTAAAGGAAATACTTGACGAGTTCAAGAGTCCAACCAAAGAGATATTCCAGACCATGCCGTGGGAATCAACTAAGTCTTCATTCCAATTTCGCCCCGGTGAGGTTACCCTGTACGCTGGTAGCAACGGAGGCGGCAAGAGCTTAATCACTGGGCAGATTGCGCTAGGTCTAATGAAGCAACGCCAGAAGATATGTATCGCCTCATTCGAGATGAAGCCCAAGCGCACACTGGGTCGGATGCTTAGGCAGTTCTGTGGTCAAAACTTTGAGGAGCCACACATGATGTCCAAGGTCTCGTTCATTGAGAAGATTATCGGGCGTTTTGAGTCATTCGCTGATAACAAGATTTGGCTGTATGACCAACAGGGAACGGTGACCACCAAGCAAGTCATTGCTGTGGCTAGGTACTGCGCTGTGGAGTTGGGCATAGGTCATATCTTTATTGACAGCCTGATGAAGTGCGTGTCTGCCGAGGATGACTACAACGCACAGAAGTATTTCGTAGATGAGTTGACTGCTCTGGCTCGTGACCACAACGTACACATCCACCTAATACACCACATACGCAAGTTATCTAGTGATGAGGTCACGCCTAACAAGAATGACATCAAGGGCTCTGGCTCTATCTCCGACCAAGTGGACAACGTGTTGCTGATGTGGCGCAACAAAAAGAAAGAACATCAATTGCAGACTGGTGGCGCAGTAGATTACCTAACACCAGATGCACACCTAATGTGCGAGAAGCAACGCAATGGAGAGGCTGAGGAGTGGTATTCACTTTGGTATCAGAGAGAGTCTCAGCAGTTCGTCGATGCACACGACGCAACAACAATGGCATTTGACCATGGCGGAAGTTTTTAAAGAGGGTGAAGGGGATGATGCGTTCCGACACCAATGTCTGGTGAGGCACGTGTTGTCCATGAGGGTAAATGACCGGGGTGCGGCGTGGAAGTTTGTTAGGTCATGGAATGAAAAGCACCCAGACTCATGCCTGCAAAATGATGTAGTCAATCAATGGGAGCGTGGCAACCGTGGTGTTAATGGAGATTGGAGAGATGCGTAGAGCGGCTAAAGCTGACAAGAATCAGGCAGAGATGGTGTCCGCGTTCAGGACATTTGGTTGTTCGGTGCTACACCTACACCAAGTCGGTGGTGGCTGTCCTGACATAGCCGTTGGTCTGAACAAGAAGACGGCTCTGGTTGAGATTAAGGACGGAGGTAAGGCTAAGTCTGCACGGGCACTGACAGCAGATGAGCAGAAGTTTCACGATAGTTGGAAGGGTAGTTTGTTTGTAGTAGAGGACTTGGGCGATGTTATTGCTCTGGTAAAGGGGCTAGAAAAATGATTGGAGACAATATGGAAGATGCACAGATGAGAGATGTATTTGCAATGATAGCGTTGTACAAAATTATGGGAGCATCCACCAAAGCCACGAGCAAGGAGGTTGCATACGCCGCATACGAACAAGCCGCACGCATGATGGATGCACGCAAGGACTTTACAGGAGAAACAGCATGAGAGAGATTGACCCACACGACGCAGTCGATTACATCCTACTCAACGGCAAGAACTTTGCTAAGGCTAAGTCGGAGCGTGTTTACTTGGAAGAGTACCGCAAGAGTCTCAAGGCTCTGCTGATGAAGCGCTCTATGGAGACAGCTATTGGCGCTCAGGAGAGGGAGGCATACGCCCACGAAGACTACCAAGCTATGCTACTAGGTCTACGTGATGCAATAGAGGCAGAAGAGAAGCTCAGGTGGGACTTGATAGGTGCCCAACAACGTGTGGAAATTTGGAGAACGGAGCAAGCTACAGCTAGGGCTGAGGGTCGAGCCACAATATGAACAACAAGCTAACCTCTGAAGAGCGTGTATACGTTGGCATGGTCAAGGCGCTACCCTGTAGCGTCTGCAATGCACCAGCTCCATCGGAGGCGCATCACTTCAAGCAACACCTCCAGTACACTGTCATTGCACTGTGCGTAGACTGTCACAAGGGCGCATTCAATGGTTGGCATGGGCAGAAGAATATGTGGAGGGTTATGAAGATGGAACAGATTGATGCCCTCAACGTAACCATACAAAGACTCATTAAAAACATGAACTTATAATTATTTTAATTTAATTTGCAATTAATGCTTGACAAGTTGTTTAACTCTGAATTAATATACGTTTACTGGCTACGGAGTCAGGCATACCAAGGAGATTCAAATGCAAAACGTACAACTTAAAACAGAATCGGTTCAGTCGCTATCAGCAGACGTACTAGGTGAGTTGCTTGCACAAATCAAAGTGCTGACAGACCGCGCTGACTTCATCAAGGACGGCATCAAGGACTCAGCATCAGCAGGTGGCGCTAAGGTGGTAGAGGGCACACTGTTCAAGGCCACATACATCGAGGCCAATCGCTCCACGGTTGACTACAAGACACTGTGCGCTGACCTAGGTGTGACCGTAGAGCAGTTGGCTCAGTACACCAAGACCACAGCAGTGTTCTCAGTCAAAGTAACTTCA